TCCTAATGTATCATCAAATCCATGCCATTCAACTTTGTCTGTAATTACAGGAGGCATATCAATTAACATATTAATTACGTTATTTTTAACACCTTTATTATAAGTGAATTTAAAGTAATATTGATTTAAAAAATATTAATCATTAACGAAAAAAAAATCTAATATACAGTATAAATGAAAACTGATCAAATAATTTGTTGCGTTGTTGCTTTAATTCTGGGTATGCTTTTAGCTAATATGCTCAAGAATGTATGTGGATGTAAGGTTGTTGAGGGGCAAGGATGGGGGGCGCCCTGCTTAGGTCAAAAAGGCGGGGAAGTTGCTGATTTCAATGCGAGGTGCCTAGAGTGTTGGAACAGGAAGTTAGATCCCGACGGCGGTGACTCTAAGATAAACGACGCCATCGTCGCCTGCGGTGGAGAAAGAGGGAGCACCGAGGAGGAGCCCTGCTTAGGTCAAAAAGGCGGGAATGTTGCTGATTTCAATGCGAGGTGCCTAGAGTGTTGGGGCAGGAAGTTAGATCCCGACGGCGGTGACTATAAGATAAACGACGCCATCGTCGCCTGCGGTGGAGAATCAGATCTCATAACAGATGAAATTAAAAATGAGGAACGCCGCGCGGTGAGGCAACCTCCGCCTGGGACATTTGGACCCGAGTACCGAAATAATGTACTGCAGGTGCATCCGGACGCACCAACCTCAAACAGATAACAAGTGATTATTATTAAACTTCCATACTAGCTTCTATAATCTGTTTATAAATTTCACTTAATTCACCACAACAATCTTTAAAGACTTGAATAATTTTATTAGTTTTTTCTTTTTCTTCTAAATCGTCTGAATTATTCATTGATAATGTGAATAACATACTATTTTCTAATGGATGTGTGCGTTTATATCCACACATATTTAATACAGAACCATCTATAATTAATTTATTAGAAATATGAGCTTGAATTATAGATCCTAATGTATCATCAAATCCATGCCATTCAACTTTGTCTGTAATTACAGGAGGCATATCAATTAACATATTAATTACGTTATTTTTAACACCTTTATTATGAGTGAATTTAATATATGGGACATCTTCACCTTCTACAATTTTATCTAAAGTTTCGGTGAATCCTTCTAAAGATTCAATAATGATTTCATTTGCTCTAATGAATAATTCTTTAGGGTTCAGATAATGTTGTGATTCAATATCAAAATTATAATAATATGGTTCTCCATTTTGGTCTCTATGATAATATCTGGGTCCTTGAGAAATTTCAAAATCTTTTTTAAATTCTTCGATATTTTCAGGATTTTTTAAAGATATTTTTTCTTGTAGAACTTTTTCTACTAAGTCACTATTAATTTTAAATGAATATGCTGCGCAACACACAGATTGCCATCTGGCATCTTCTTTTGCTATAGATACTGAAGGAGATCCATACAAAACTAATTGTTGAATATTATCATCTGAATTTGTAGATTTAGTCTCAGTGATTATTGAATAATGTTCATCTTGAAAAGGTCTAAATATTTCTTTTTTTACTTGTTCAGAGACTTCTTTTGAATAATTATCTCTATTAACAGTTTTAATTAATCCAGATTGATAATCAGCACTTTTCATGATAGTTGAATCTAATTCATATATTTTAAAATTATCTGCTGTAATTAAGCTTACTGGTTCTGAATTATTATGTAGAAAATCCAATACAAATAGATATTTTAATGGATTATCTTCAATTAATTTTGAATCTAAATATAATGGAATTAATCCAATACGATCTAAAATAAATTCATTATGTAAGGAAGTGTTATTAACTTCTATTTTAATATCTGGATTTTCATAGTTAGTTCTAAATGCATAAGTTTCTATAGAGGATAATAGTGTTCTACGAATAGCATTTATAATAGTTTTATCTAAACCATATTCTTCATTACCTTTAATATCTAATTCAAGTCTATTATCAATGGAGGTTTTTTTTTTAACGATTTCGCAATTAAAGTCTGACATTTATATAATATAATTATATTTTTTAAATAAATTTCAAATTTATGTTTATTATATAAATTAAAAATATTTAATTATAAATAATGGATATTTATATTAGTAAAAAATGTACACATTGTAAGAAATTATTAGTTGTATTTTATAATAATAAATATTTAATTCAATATTTTAATATTATAGATGTTGAATCTGTACAAATTCCTAATTTTATTACATCTGTTCCTACATTAGTATATAATGATGAATTATATTTTGATGAAAGAATGTATAATTTAATTGATAGTGTAAATCAACATCATTTAAAAAATAATAGTGGACATTCTAATATGGAACCGCCAATGATAAATCAACAACCTGAAACTATCCATCCACCTATGGGTACACAATCACAAAGTAATATGATGGATGAATCCAGAACGCCTAATTTGAATTCAGAAAGACAACCTGTATTGAATAGAGGCGACCCAAATCCATCTAAAAAAATGGAAAAGCCTGTTGAAGATAATGAAATAATGGGGGTGTGTATGGGTGAAGACTGTTTATATGAAAATATTAATGGTGATGATGGTGGATCTAATAATAGTTTAATGGGTGGATATTGTTTTTTAGATGATGGATATAGTGAAAAGAAACCCGGATCCTCAAATAGTTCTTCATCAGGTGAAAAATCAAATAAGTTTGATGATAATGCGTATGAACAAATGATGAAAAGTAGAGGGAATATATAATTCGCGTATAATTTTTAAATATTTATTATTTAATATATAAAATGGATCTTGATAATAAAACATTAACTTTATTTAAAAGTTTTATATTTGATATTTGTAAAGTATTCCCTGAACATAAAGAATGTATCTACACAAATTATTCTGATATTTTAGAATCAAATGAAATTACAATAGATGAAAATGAAACAATTTCTGAATTTTTAAGAAATATAGATGAAAATAGTAATGGCATTTCTAATAAAAGTATCGATATATTTACGGAAGAATTATTTTTAATCAAAGATATTTCTATGAAAGATATTTGGAATTCTGATATTAGTGATAAGACTAAAGATAATATTTGGAAATATTTACAAGGATTTTGTGTTATAAATATTTCAAGAAATTCTAATGATAAAATTAATGAAGTTTTAAAATCAATTGAATCTAATGAAAAAGTTACAGATAAACAAACTGTAAAAGAAATTAAGAAAATTAAAAAAATTAATGAAAATCTAAAAAACAGTGATAACAAAGATAATAAAGATGAAAAAAATGATATAGAAGATTTAGTAGATAATACATCTATTGGTAATTTAGCAAAAGAAATTACAGAAAATATGGGATTTAAAGATGGTTCTGAACCAGATATATCTGATTTAATGAAACCTGAAAATATGATGAATATGTTTCAGACAATTAATACTACATTAAATGACAAAATTAATAATAAAGAATTAGATATGAATAATTTATTTGGGGAAGCATCTGGTTTAATGAATAATAATGATATGATGAAAGGTATGATGGGTATGATCAGTGGCATGTCTAATAGTGGTGAAAATAGCGGCGGTCCCGATTTAAGTAGTATGATGAGTATGTTTCAAAATATGCAACAACCAAATAATCAACAAAATAATCAACCAAATAATCAACAAAATACCAGGCAATCATCTAATAAATCAACAGGTTCACATGATCCTGAAATAGTGAAAGAACGTTTAAGAAATAAATTAAATAATAAATAAATAATTTACAATTTTTTTAATAATTATATATATATATGGATAATTTTTGGTTAAATGATTTATCGATAATATTTAATAAAAATCATTTTTTGGAGGTAATACCTTTTACTAATATGAAATTTAATGATAAATTAAATGCTATATTTAGAGTATCTATTTATTATTTTATTACAATGACATTAATAAAAAAGAATTTAAATAATATTTTCATTCCAATAGTTGTGGGAATTATTACAGTATTTTTATATAAAAATTATAGAAGAGTTCATAGAATAAGTGAATCAAATGATAACGGTGGGAATAATTTAAGTAATTCTATAGGTAGTTCTAATAATAATAGTGGTGTAGAAGGTTGTAAAATACCTACTAAGGATAATCCATTTATGAATCCTACTTTTTTAGATTATGGTAGTGGTGATTTACAACAATCTTGTTCATCATATAATAATAGTGTAATTAGAGATTTAGAAAAAGTATACTATAATGAAGGATTATATGAAGATAATTTTGATATATATGGTAAAGAACATAGTGCCAGACAATTTTACACAATGCCTGTAAATTCTATTGTAAATGATCAAGGTTCATTTGCTGAATGGTGTTATAAGAGACCTCCTACATGTAAAGAAGGCAATGGTATTCAATGTTCTGTAAATTTAGCAAGTTCTCAAGATGTTTCGGGTGGTCCTGGTCCTGGTAAAAGTGAATGATAATTGATATTAAATTAATTTATTAATATAAAAAAATATATTTTATAAGTATATAAATGTCTAGTTATAATAATTTTAATGAAATTGATTCTAAATTTCAAGAACAAGAATGTTCAAAACAAGATGTAGATAAAAGTAAATTTTCATTATTTAATCAAACAAATTTAAGATATGATGGCGGCACTACAACTATTGATAATGAGCAAAGATTAGGTCCAGGCAGAAGAGAATTAGATAATATGAATGGGTGCGAGTGTGGTTTAGAGTCTGCTAGAGATTTACAATTATCTCAACCGGCAATTAGTTTTAATGCTGGTGCGGGATATATGGGTGAACGAGGTTGTTTAATTGATAATGATTCAGCATTACGTTCTGATTTACTTACAAATAAAAATTATAGAAATCAATTACCGCAAGAATATAATGCTGGATTCTTTGGTAAAGGTTCATTTGATGTTGATACCGAATCCGTTATACAAGGTGGAAATTTAACTAGTCATGGTGATAAATCTTGTAATGTATTATCAGGTGTTTCTATTGGAAATTATTATACACCAATGATTCCTAGATTATCTAAAGAGGTTCAAAATTCTATTCATATTATTCCAGAAGATAATTCTAAAGGTTGGGTTCGTGGTGGTGTTAATTCTAGAGATATTTTTAAACAATTAGATTACAAACAACGATGTAATTTTAAAGGTAATAATAATAATAATAATAATAATAATAATAATAATATAAACGCTGTAAATTAAATGTTTATATATAATATAATATGAACGATTTATATTTACAACAGGAATCCGCCCAAATGTCACAAATAAATAAAGAATCACTTGGTACGGGATTATATATGTTAGATATATCTAAAAAACTGAATAGTGTAGCATATCCTTGGGCACCTACAGTTCGATTACAAAAAATGGGAGCATCTATTAATAAAAATATGTCATTAGTAGATACTGAATCTGACTTAAAAAATATAGTCAATGTAAATAGCAATGACCCCACTAAAAAATATATACCTGATCCAAATAAGAAAGTAGAATATCAAGATTTACCTGATGGATTTTTCCATGAGGAAAGTACATTATTAACTAATCCTCCTAGTGAATTAAGAGGTTTGGCAAAAAATAGATTTTATCAATTACATAAAGATCCTCAAAAGTATGTAATCGAACCGTTCTCTAGAATTGGTTCTGATACATATCAAGATATTATGGATAATGAAAAAGATTGTTAAATATATTAAATTGTTTTTTTTATTTTATTTTTTTTAAATATTATTATATACTATAATAATATGGAAGCAACTATTTTATTAGGAATATTAGGTGCCGGGTATTTATTTAATAAAAATAATAATAATAATAATAATAATAATAGTGGTGGTGATTCTAATAATGATTTACCAAAACAAAATGATGCATATACAACTGATTATTTTCATGAATCTCAACAAAATCAAGAGCATTCAAATAGTTTAAGAGATGAATATGAAACAGTTAGAATACCCGGTGTTAAAAATATTAATTTTCAAAATATAGAAGAATATTTAAATTCTGAAGATAATGGTAATTCAGAAGGAAAAGAATATATTTATAGTAGTTCAGCAGGTTCTAAACTAGATAAAAATGATTTCTTGTTAAATGATCAAGGTATTAAAATGGAACCATTTTTTACGAAGGCACCACCTAATATTGATTTAAACGATAATAGACATTTATCAAGACATCAAGGTGGTCAAGATTATAATATAAAAAAAAGAGAACAAACACCTTTCTTTGAAAATTATAAACAACAAAATGTCCACGGTCAACAATCTTATTCTGATGAAGTGAAAAATAAAATGTACGTCTCCAATAGTATGACCAATGTATTACCATTTGAACAAATTAAAGTATCACAGATAGATGAAAAAAATCCTGCTAATATCGATATTGGCAGACAATTCGCCCAAAGAAATAATGTTGATAATATAAGAACATTAAATAATCAAAAACAATCATATGATGGACGAATATTACCAGGTAAAGGTGAACAAAAATTAGGCAAAATTGGTCAAGTATTTAAACACACTCCTGAAAATGATTATTTTAATTCACCTGATAAATGGTTAACGACAACTGGCGCCTATATTGCTAAATCAGAAAGACCTGAACAAATTATCCCTAATACTAATAGACAATTCTTTAATAAAGGTGAATTTGGTATTGCTACTGGTGGTGATCATGAAGCACCTCAATATAGATCTAAATATGCTGTCTCATCTAGACAGAATTTTGCTACGGACAGTGTGAGAAATGCCGGAACAGATATTCAACAATCTAATAACGATGATATTAAAGATTCATATCAAATGTATCCTAATGAAAGAGATGTTACAACTCTTAGAACATATGATAGTAATATTTCTACAGAAGTCAAGGATTTCACATTAGGTTTAATGGATGGTGTTAAGAAAACTATTAAACAAACTACTATTGATTCTAAAAATAATGGATATATTAATGGTGGTATGGATATGCCTACCGAGAGATTATATGACGAAATCAAGAAAACTAAAAAACAGTTCACATCATCAGATCAAAACTATATGGGTGTGGGTGGTACAGAAGTAGGACAACCTACTAATCATGAAAGTTATAATAATGCGGAAACTAATGCAACTAAAGAAATTATTGCTCAAGGAAGATATCCTGTCCCAGAAGGTGATAAATATTATAATAGTAAAGAAACTTATAATATTGAAGTTAAGAAAACTGAATCAGATTATTATAATCATAGACAAACTCATTTTGATAGAATGAATCCAGAATATCTTGAAAAAGATACTTGTGAATTTACACACTTTAAAGATAAATTAGATGATAGATCTATCGCCGGAAGAACCACAGACCCTAACTTATTGTCGGCATTTAAAAATAATCCATATACACAATCTTTAGAATCTTTTGCTTACTAAAAATAAATATATTTAATAGTATATATATATGAATAGTGATTTATTAATTAAATGCTTCATAGCATTTTGTATCGGGACTATAATTTATAAATTTATTTTAGATAGATGTTCTTGTAATGTAGTTGAAGGTCAAACTATGGACCTGCCATTTATGAATGATATAAGACGGGCGGTTGCGAATGCCACCGGAGAAGGAGGATCAGAAGGAGAAGGAGAAGGAGAAGGAGAAGGAGAAGGAGGATCGGGAACGACATCCACTTCAGACAATACTGGTAATATTAAAATAATTATCAATGATATGAATGAAAAAATATTTAATAAACCCATAAAAGATACACTTTTGTCGATGATAAATAAAATACCGCCGGGCATCATTGACCCCAACTTAATACCAATATCAATTGAAGCTACCACTACTTTTGATCAATTTGGGGATAATGAAGATGCATTAAATTTCTTAGAAATGATTGTCCAACAAATTATAGGTATGGATGATCTATCATTTAGGACCTTCATGTATAACCTTGGCGGTGGTCCTGAAATCTATTGTAAAAATGATATAAATGAATATATTATTTCAATTATATTATTACAATATAATAAAATAAAGAGCGATAGGAAAGACTCCTATATAAATATATCTAATAGATTATCTAGATACATACCAGACATATTAGAAAGAGTACAAAATGTGAATAGTACTTGCGACGACGAGGATATATCAGCGAGATCAAATATTATGGATGTAATGTTTTATAGATTATTTAAAAATAATAATACAATTATTAATATAGGTTCGTTAGATGCATTAGTTAATGAATTAAATAATTTACCTAAAGTATATGGAGTTGTTATATTATTATGTATTACTTATATTATAGTAAAGATTTTCGGCATGTTTAATATGAAATTAGAAGTTTAAAATATATTATTTATTATTTGTAAACACACCCCTTGGTTTCATTATATTTTTTTTTAGCATTATCCAATACATTTTTATCCAATACATTTTTATCATTTATGATATTATAATTTAATTCCATGTTATCTATTATTGGAATCATTATAATACCATTTTTAATATATATTTTTTTTAACATATAATATATATATATATAATGAAATATCAAAGTATTTTTATTATAATTATTATAATATTTTTTAATATATTACTTTTAAATATCTTTAGATTACAAAATGAAATATATAATATTAAATTAAATGATAAACCTCTGACTGGTTTATTAGATGAAAATATAGAAACATATGGAGTTGTAAATTCAGATTCAGGTTCCAATGTCAATAAAAAATTAAATGAAATAGCAAATTTAGTCCCCATAGATGTCAATAAATTAGAAAAATCTAAAGACACATTATTACCTAAATATAAACAAATTAAACATACTTAAGCATAATTTACTCTTATAATTGTAATATTAAATGGATTTCCTTTTAAAACAAAATATTGATAAAAATAAATTTAATGTTTTTATCCGTGATTTATCATCTAATTTAAATACAAATCTTAAACATATTATAGAAGATACTGTTGAAGATACTGTTAAAGTATCTCGTCAAGGAGATATGAAAAACCGCCCCAGAAAAGGCAAAAAACCTGTAATGAAAAAAGCAGATATAATTCGTGCTGAAGTATTAAAGAAAAAACATAATCAAATCGTAAATGATGATTTAAATAGATTGGAATTTTTATTTAATAATAAAGATATTGACAACCCATTTAAATCCTTAGAAAAATTAAAATCAAAAGAAGGAATTCATAAAATGAAATATATGTTATTAGAATACTATTGGAATAATAATAAAAAAAAATATATGAATTTTATTATTTCATTATATTATCAATTAAAAGATCTCGACAATACTAATTTTAAAGAATTATTAGAAAATATTGGAAGAAAATTAGAAAATTATGAATACAAACTTTATATGATGAAAGAACTAGGATATCTGTTACCACCATTAAACTTTTGGGATACCCCTGAAAAAAAACTAGATGATTGGCAAAAAGAAGTTATTAATATAGTTAATAATAAACAATCATGTATTGTCAAAGCACCTACATCGGCTGGAAAAACGTGGATTGCTATGAGTACAGGTATTATTCATAAAAAAGTATTATATGTATGTCCTGCCAAACCAGTCGCATATCAAGTAGGTTCTCATTTTATTTATATGGGATATAAAGTACATTATTTAGTAGATAATTTATCACAAAATTCATTCGACAATAAAACTAATATTTTTATAGGAACACCCAATGAAATTGAAAATAATTTGCATCGCATAGGAACCCATTTTGATTATGCTGTATTTGATGAAATTCATAATTTAAATAATTCTAAAGATGGAGATGTATATGAAAATTTAATTAAAATTTTAAATTGTAACTTCTTAGCATTGTCTGCGACTATTGGAAATATAGAATATTTACAAGATATATTTAACAAAATCCATCCTTCAAAAAAAATTCATTATGTTGAATATAATAAAAGATTTATTAATCATCAAAGATGGATTTATAATAATGAATTAAAATCTATTCATCCATTATGTTCTATAGATAATAATGATTTGAATGGTGATTTTATTAAAAATTCATTATCATTTACACCTAATGATTGTGCTATATTATGGGAATATATTGAAGAAATATATGAAGAGAATGATTGTGAAAATTTAATAGAAAATATGTCTCCAGATGAATATTTTAAAGAAAATAAATTATTAACCTTAGATGATTGCTTCGAATATGAACAATTATTAAAGAAATTTATTATTGATAACAAAAATGATAATAAAATTAATGAAATTTTAAATAAATTGAAATTTAGTAAATCTAATACAGATAATAAAGAAAATATTATTAAATTTTTAAGAAATTGTAATGATAAAGATATGTTTCCTATGATAATTTTTAATACTAATTCTCAAGTATGTAAAGATATTTTTTATTATATATATAAAAATCTAGCAGAATCTGAAAAAAAAGAATACCCATTCCATTATTTAATTTTAGAAAAAAAACAAGAATTATATGAAAAATATTTAGAAGAACGAGATAAATTTAGTAATAATATTAAAATTTCTAAAAGTTCTAAAGATCCTATCACAGACAAAAATGCTAAATTAGATAGTTTTGATAGAAAATATAGGGAAAAGAATATTTCAGATGTTTCAACATTATATCAAAGTTCTTTAAATGATATTGATAGATCTAATGTTGATAAAGATTTAAAACGTTTACAGAAAAATAATTTAAATAAAGAATTTAAATTATTTACAGATAATCCGGATTTTTGTTATCAAGATGTATTTAAAAAACATGATTCATTCTGTTTTAGTATGAATGATCCCATGTCTGCCGACACTATTAGAGATGTAAGAAGAGAAATTATGAAAACCTTAGGTATTAAAATATCATATGAACATCCTATATTTCAAATGCTTAAAAGAGGCGTCGGATTATATATAGAAACTATGCCTGATGAATATAAATGGATCTTACAAAAACTATTGTCTAATAGACAAATAGGAATAGTAATATCTGATAAAACATTATGTATGGGTATTGATTTACCTGTGAGAACATGTTGTTTAATGGAATTTAATGGTAATAATAACTTTACTAATGAAGACTATTTACAAATGAGTGGTCGTGCTGGCAGAAGAGGTCAAGATAGCAAGGGTAATGTAATATTTTATGGTAATATTGAATATCTATCACTAATGAAAGGATATTTACCTAATATAATAGGTTCTACCAAACAATTAAATAAAACATATAATATTATAACTAAATTAAATACATCTATAAAAAAAGAAAACTTAGATAAAATATATGAATACTTTATTAATGATACTAGGCAAGTCATTGAATGTGAAACTACTTTAGATAATCCCAAATTATTATGGTATTTAAGAAAATATATTAATTCAAACAATTTTGTAGAAGAATTAGAAGATATCGAATGTCATTTATTCAGAAATAAAATAGATAATGAATATTATATTTTATCTAAATTATATAATTTAATTGAATGTAAATCTATCAACAACGAATACAAATTTAATAAAATTGAAAATAATATTTTAGAAAATTTAGAAATTATTTATGAATTATATGAAGTTATAATCAATATTTATAACAATATTAATAAAGATAAATATTTATTATTAAGAAAAGTATTAAAAGAAATATATAATAATATTAAAGGTTTAATTATTAAATATAATGGATTTTAATTTATATATAAATTATTAATATAAAATATGAGATATATAGATAATATAATATATAATAATACAGATAATGAATTACAACTATATAATATACCTAAAGATGATCTCATAATTTATCATAATAATAGTAATAATAATACTAATATAGTAATTTATAATAATATACTAACATATTGGAAACTCTTCGGATTAACATTATTTAGTTTAGGATGTGTATATGGATTTAAATGTTATAATAAATTTAAACAGAATAATAGAATAAATGAAATTATAACACCTATTAATATAGATAATTTAAATACATTAATTGTATGTGATGAATTACCAGAAAATAATTGTTCTATATGTTTAGAAGAATTTAAAAATGAAGATATATTAAAAAAATTAAATTGTACTCATATATTTCATAAAGATTGTTTAGGAATATGGATAAATAATAATAATAATAATAAGACATGTCCTTTGTGTAGAACAGATATTTTACACAAGGGATATACTTAGTACGACCTGTGTAACCATCGGTGCAATCCCATGATTTGTTCAGTTTTCATATATTTTATAATATAATATAGATTTTTTTATATATTTTTTTTTTTAATAAGTCGTGTCCTTTGTGTAGAATGATAATTTAGACGATCTTTGTTATCTATATTTTTTACGGTCGATTCACCTCGTCTTCTTAATGTAACACCCAGGTCGGTCCCATGACGATACTACCCCGGGAAACGCCGGTATGTCGTCCATGCCCCTGTTGTAAGTATTTTACCAGTACCCACCGATGATTCCCTGTCCATCGCCTGCGACGTGTCCAGTCACATCCGCGCAGGCCGGATCACCCGAACACCTACCCAGTGCCTCTTCCAATGTCACCTCGAGGGGCATTAACTGACCCGGATCACTGATCAGTTTTGAATTGCCGTCCCACTGCAGATTAACGGGGCACATATGCCCACACGCGAGTTTGTAATCCGGAAAGTCGGTTCCAAAACACGTCGATGCTTGGTCCGATCATATGCAGGTATACCCCACCCCGCTCGAATCGGCGATACAAGTTTTTCCATATTGACATGGGGACGGGGCTAGAAAAATGGGGCGAGCAACTGGATTACCATCCCTCCCAATACACACACCACAATCATCCCATTTTGCCCCGCTGTTCGGATCCCCATCACAACCGGCACCAGGAGGGGCGTTGATGATGTCTAATATCGCCTGGGGCAACCGTGAACAATTGGAACCGAAGTATGGTTCAATACATTCACATGAATACCCGGCGCTCGAACCGGGGATCGAACCGGGGATACAAATTGCTTCGTTTAGACATGGGTTGCCGCCAACTTGAACACCACCACACACACCACAAACGTCTTCCACGGTACTCCCACCACATACATTAGCACAATCTGCACTCAGACACGAATCATTATCTACAGTTGCGGCAGCATTATAGTTACAAGCACGTGAATCAGTACAACCAAGACAAGTGGAACCATTACCACCACACACACCACAAACGTCTTCCACGATACCTGAATTTGGTACCTTATCACAACCAGCACAAGAGGTATTATCCCCACCACACACACTACAATCATCTAATTTATTACCAGCACAATCACAAGAACCATCAGGAATACCACCACCGCCACACACACCACAATCATCTAAAACATTACCATCACAATCACATGTACCGTCTAGAATACCATTACCACCACACACACCACAATCATCTAAAACATTACCATCACAATCACAAGAACCATCAGAAATACCACCACCGCCACACACACCACAATCATCTAATTTATTACCAGCACAATCACAAGAACCATCATGAATACCACCACCACCACACTCACCACATTCATCAAAAGTTTGACAACTTCCATCATGGTGAGTTGCGTCAGCATTATAGTTACAAGCAGTTGAATCAGTACATCCCTCTACGGGTGGACCACCACATGAGGATGTTTCTACTTTACCTAAAATTCCAACATTTCTTTGAAAGTCACCAAGTGACAGCATGCCACCACATTCCTGGAGACCATCATCAGTTGCCATCAGCGCGGCAATCTCTTCTGAGCAATTATTGACAATGTTTTCAGGCAGGCATCCACTTGAAGGATATGCTACATTCCGATTCCAATATGGACAATTGACGAGTTCGCTATTTAGGTATTGATTACAATATATTAAATTATTGCTAATATCGTTCTGATCGGGCGTTAGAGTACCTTCTGGTACTGCGATTTGATAGAGACTGTTTGCGTTCGAGTTATCCTCTATAAATCCTTCAACTTCACACCCACAAACATTCTTAACCATATTTAACAATAACATCCCTAGAAAAAATGCCACAACAAGAATAATGATTTGTTCCGTTTTCATAAGTTTTTATAATATAATATAGATTTTTTTTTCTATAAAATATAAAAAATTAATTTAATAAAAGAATTATAATAAAAATTTAATTAGTAAATTTATTTATTTAAAAACTTAATTACTGTATGCTAAACCACCCATACCAGACATGATTCTGAGGACATTGTAGTTTACTGCGTAGATAAATAAATTAGTATGGGTGGAATTCGACTGTGTATAACTATCACAAATTAATTGTGCATTATCAATTCTAGAAAAATTACACGTCCCTGATGGTTGATGTTCTTCAGGTTTAAGAGCAAATGAATAGACAGCTATAGAGTCTAATATAGGACCTTTTGACGAAGATGTATGATATTTTAAGGGTTGATACCTTGTAAAATAAGTAATAGATTGTTTTCCAAATCTATCATGTCCATTTAATTTAAGTTGCCATTTATCTGAACCCGCCGCCCCCGTGCTCAGCGCCTCGAACTGCCCCGAGTCAATACCTGTGTTACCCCATCCCTGATCCGGGTCGGCGTCGATGATCACCCATACTAATTCTTTAACAGGGTGATTAAAATTTAATTTTAATGTATTGGCGGCGCCGCGCGTCATAGTAAAATTATTTACTTGTACCTGTTCAATTAAGTATTCATGAGATACTTGAGCAAATCTACGTCTTTCATCTGTATCTAAATAAATATAATTACACCATAATTCAGGACTAGGAGGCGTGGATGGGGTGGTCGACAACCATACCCCCCCCTTCGCAAATTTTATATTAATATTAACTTCATGATATTGAAGAGCAATTAATGGTAATGCTAAACCAACATGGCGACAGAACCAAAATCTCAATGGTACATAATGATCAGGGAGGGTATCACTGTTACCCATCACACCCCCTGCAAATGCTACTCTTTGGAAGGATGAATATGCAGTTGCCTCCTCCTCGCCGGATACCCCAAAGCATATTTTATCAGCACGCGCCGTCCCCAGACCGACTTCAGTCAATTGAGCGTGTGCTTCCATCCAGTGACCAAAGTGTTTATCAATTAATTGACCACCAATTTCACATTCTATATTATCTATCATATTATGTCCTGGATTGTTATCGCTGGTACCTGCATTTATGTAGGAAGGCACCTTAATAAAACAATCATGAACTAAATCACCATTTCTTGCTAATGTGGCAACAACTCTATGGCCGGCACCAACAGTCCCCTTGAAACTTTGTTTAATATGCTCCATAGAAAAGTTTGTGTGGCGTCTATATACTGTTTTAAAGAAAGTCATTTGTGGGTTTCCCGTTAAATATATATCTTGGGCACCATATGCGACAAGTTGCATTAATCCTCCTCCCATTTATTTTATAATATAATATAGATAAAAAAAAAGATATTGAACTTTATATAATTATATTAAATAGCATTTTCTACATACTGCTATATAATCTCCTTCAGAACCAACTAATACTTTATCTTTTGAATCTGATATTCTTTTTGAAAATATACCTAAAGTTCCATTTTTACATATTGAACAATATGCCTTTAATTTTATTATATCATCACATAATGGTATAAGTTTATGTATTTCTCCGAAATTTACTCTATTCGAATCACCATCTAATCCAACAACTATAACGTGTTTCCTTCTTAATTCCACTTGATCTATGACAAATAAATATAAATCATCAAAGAATTGAGATTCTTCTATTATAATATATTTTACATTAAAAGTATTTTTAAATTCACTCAAATTATTTAATGTTAGACACTCATATTCTTGTTTATTATGTGTAGATATTTTATTAGAAGAATATCTATTATCTATTTTCGGTTTAATAATAATAGGTGTTTCATTAATATGTTTTAATGAATTAACTATTCTCAAAATTTCGGTGGTTTTACCAGAATACATACATCCTAATATTAATTTTAAAGACATTTTTTTAAAACCTATATATAAATAATCAAATTTACACATAACCCAAACCTGCCGTGCCTGAAACTATTCTTAATACATTATAATTTACAGCATAAAGAGTATATATGTCACGCGCGTCCGTTTCTTGTTCATTATACAAATTATTTATTAAATAAACATTTTTAACTACTGAAAAATTCATCGTGCCACTGGGTTGATGATCTTCAGGATTTAATGCAAATGAATATACGGCAATCGAGTTTTTAGTAGTTACGCCTCCATATCCCGAATGATAATCATTAACTTGTTGTTTTGTAAAATATGTTGTATCTCTTTCTGTAAATCTATTATGACCATTAATTTGTAATTCCCATTTTCCTTTTAACGGTTTATCTCCGTAGTCTGCACTCGTCCCGGGTCCAGATACCCATATTAATTCTTTAACAGGATGACTTAAATTAAGTAAATTAGGACTTCCTGATTTATTATCATTTCCGGCAACTTGTACTTGTTCTATTAAATATTCATGCGATATTTGAGAAAACCTTCTTCTTTCATCTGTATCTAAATATATATGATCTATATACATTTTTGGCACTATACTTTCAGTTAGAAAAGTGGCAAAAGAGATATCTATACTCACTTCATTATATTGTAATGCAATTAAGGGAAGTGCTAAACCTATATTTCTACAGAACCAAAATTGTAATGGTGTATAAATTATATGATGTTCATTATTTTCTAAATAAGACTCTGGATTTGTGGTGCTACCCTTCGCCGGGATGAAATATCCATCTGGAAAATCCTTCACACCACCAGCCATGCACATCGATTGAAATCTTGTTGCATAGCATAACGGGCTTTGTGGAGCACTGACAGAATTCATAAATAATGCATTCGAAGCCGACGCAAAAGAACCAAATTCATTAGGTTGCGTTAATTCAGCATAAGTTTCTAACCAATTGCTAGTATGGGAATCTATTAATTTATTACCAATCGATAAATCCACTTTTTTTATGAAATTATAACCATAATTGGTAAGAGTATCATTGAGGTCCACTCCAGTTGGTATTTCTTGTTCTAAGTAAATTTTATGAATTAAATCACCCCTCCTGTCTACATTTACCCTACAAGTCGATCCCGGTTTAGGTAAATTGTCAAATAATTGTTCTATCGATTCTATAGAAAAATTTGTGTATCTCCTGTATACAGTTTTGAAAAACGTAATCTGTGGTTGTCCAGTTAAATATAAATCTTGGGCACCTTTTTCTTTTAATTGTAATAATCCACCAACCATTACTATATAATATATTATTATAATATATTTTAAAAAAATAAACTACTTGTTCTTATTATCACTATCTAATATTCTTCTTAATTGTCTACACCACCTTTCAGATGGACATTTTTTCTTAAAAAATTTATACATTATTGTTTTTTCCCAATATTTTAAATAATCTATATCATCTTCAGAATCTAATAATGTTTGTGATAACATATAAATTATATAATATTATATTTTAGATCTACACATACTAAATTTTAGAATTATATAACATATTTGAAAAGTCATTATATTTCCAAGAAATCCCTATTTTACATACATTTCTATCATTATTTCTAATAAACATACTATCTGTCAGATAAACAATTCCAGAATTATAACTATTAAAATCCTTCAGATTATTTACTACTAAATCTGTACCAAAGAAATCATGTTGAATAACTGAATTATCACTCAATCCATGACCATATGTTGCGAATACATAATCTTCAACAATAATTGACTCACGATTACTTAATACAAATGTATACATTTCAGAACATTTAATTATTTCACTACCTTTAACACTATTAGGGTAAATCCATTCTTTTTTTCCAGGTATAATTACTGGATGATAGGGTGTAATATTTAACTTTTTTCCTGTGATACCATTTAAACTTACCATACTTTGATATCCACCTGAACATTCTGTAACAACGACACATTCAATAATTCCTGAATCAATATAATCAATACCATTCTTTGAAATAATAGTTACTACTTCATCACCTTTCTTTAAATCTTCTACAGGTTTGAGTGTTCCATCATCCATTCTTACCATACTTCCAGGTGCACAACATCCTCCACCATTATCCCTATATGAATGCATAGAATGAAGTGGAGCAATCACTGGTCCGCCTCTATAGTGAGTATTTACAGTGCCTTTTTTTGGTGGTTCCATATTATCAAAGATATCTGATACTTCATCACGCAGTTTCTCAAATAATTGACCAGTAAAATTACTAACACCCTTATCCTTGAAATTATTACAAATTTCATTCTCATATGCTACTTTAAGAGAACGAAGGTAATGAATACCCCATTTACTAAACCAATCTTCTTTTTCACCAATCGTAGTCATATTTAATGATTCCTTAACTTGACCATCCAAATCAAATAATATATTATTAATATATTCATTATCTTTCACATCATTATTAAATGAGATTTCAAGAATCAAATTATCCAAACTATTTTTAAATCCAGGATCATTGAACTTTTTCATTGTAATTAATGCTTCAATCATATTATATACCTTATATCTATAAAGTTGTTCATAATAATAATCATCCAACATATCATGTAAATCTGATTTAATAATATTTCCTTTTATATCCATTTCTACATATAACACTTCCTTAGAAACTTCCATTACAATATTTTTACTCTGTCCATACTTTAGTGAATTAATATTAACCTTATCCACAGTATTATCTTTATAAACAATATTTACAGGAACATCAGTTACAGATGTAGTGAAGAAATTACTTACTCCATGAATAAAGATGTTTCCTAATAGAGATGAATCTGGAATAAATGAATATCCATCTCCACCAGAAATACGAGAAAGATTGTCCAATAATTCAGATTTAAGATTATATCCAAAACCATAACAATTTATCATACATTTAAAGTTATTATTTTCAAAATATTTTTCTAACATATATTCATGACCTCTATTTGGTTCGATATTTGGCACACCATCCGTGAGTAATTTAATTACCTTTAACTTATTGGGGGGAGAATTTAATCGTAAAATATCTAAAGATGTTTTGAGACCATCCCAAATATTCGTAGTATTCGTTGGTTTTAAGTTATCCAATCCTAATTCAATATTTTTCTTATTTTCATTAGTACACTCCATATCAATAAATAATTCCTCGGCAACACTTGAATATGTTACAATAGAAATATTATCCTTATCATTAAGAGTTTTAAGAATTGTCTTCGCGGCAGCAACAGTTAAAGATAATACAGAAATACCATAACTAGTTGATTTACCATCATTTCCTTTCAAAGGTGCATCGGATCCCATAGACCCAGATATGTCAATACATAAAACAATATCTACAGGAGGTCTTTGTTCTACATTAGGCACATCAGTTTTGACAAATAATACATTATTACGAACAGATGCTTTCATACTTATATCATTTAATACATCATTAAATTCTTTAAGTTCTAAATCCATAATTTGTGAATTAATCTTAAGTTGATCTTCAGATAATTTATCCTTAATAGAATCAATACTTTTCTTCATAGAAATATTGAGTTTTAAATCACTTTCGAGTAAAGTGTTCCTAGTCATAGGTGATGTATTACTCTTATATAACCATTTCATAATTGCGTCGCGTTCATAAGTATGACCGTCCGGTTCAGATACTGGATCTTTCATAAGGTCTCCTGTGATTGGGCAGTAAAATTCATGAGGGACAAAGATATTTGACATATTATTTAATTATATTTATTAACTTATTTTTAAATCAAATTTTAAAAATATTTATATAATATAAAATGAAAGTAAGTAATGATATGAAAGAACGTTTAAAAATAGGCGGATTATGGATATTTCAAAGTTATAAAGTAATAATGGGCAGTTTATTAATCTTATTTGTTCCTCAAAAATGTGAAGAATTATTCGATAGTTCCAGTAGTTATGACATTAATGAATATGAAACATCTATTTGTTCTGTATCAGATAATTTACATAAAACAGATGATATGTTTCACAATATTACATTAGGATTTAACTTTTTATGTGTAGGTTTATTTTTAATAACTTATGTCATTGAATTACAGAGAGAAAATTGGTGTGTTAAGTATTTTGATATTAATCATGATTTTCCCGATAATCATTTAGATGATATTATAAATGAAAAACCTGAACTAAAACTGGAATTATATAAACAAAATAATAGATATTTTAAAATGACATCTGTCACGAGTTTTGTATATATGATAAATTTAATATTATCATCAATCATTATTTATGACAATTATGTAGGAATACAAGCAGTTACCAGTTATACTTCATATGTCGCCTTAATATTATTGAAAATATATAATTCATTATCTATATCATATTCATCACTCAAAGGTGAAAAAGCATTATCAGGATATATAACTGAATTTTCTTCATTTAATGTATTTGATGAAGATCTAATAGAAGATAAACCCAAAATTCTTAAAAATATAGAATTAAAAAAAATTGTTACATTTAATGAGGACCCAGAATCGATTGATAATAATGATATAAATATAACAGTCAATCCTTAAAGTGTCTCATTCTTTTAAAATAAATTTGAAATGGACACTTTTAAAATTCAATCAATTAATCAAAGAAATTCCTTAAAGAATTCACAACAAATAAATACCTAATTGCAATGACTTACAGATCTATTCGCATGACAACTAAAAAACTCCGTATGTTTGAGACTAAGAACCCAGGGGTTCGTAATGAACGATACAAGGAACTCTATAGGGACATGCTTAAGGCAAAAGTTTCCGTGCATAATGCGGGAGTTGCTGCCGCCAAGAAACAAGAATCTACTAAATTAAAGAATATGTCTGATAATGAATTTCTTGACCTATCTTTTAAGGAAAATGCTAAAATTAATGCCAAGAATAATCTTCTTGAAAAGAACAAACGAGAAGAGGCACTTGAACAACAAGAATTCAATAAGAAATTCTACGATGATATTATCCAACCCGCCATCGCCAAGAATATTATTATGTCCATTGTAGAAAACTCTAAATAAAAAAAATAAATAAATTTGAATTAATATTTCTAACTTTTTTTATTATTATGTCTAAGCATTTTAACCGCAAATTTGTAAATGGTGTAATTGCCACACTCAAGAAAAACGGATTCATATGTGTGCCTCTTAAAAGTAATAAAAATAAATATAGTATTAAAAAAAATGGTGGAGAAATTATTGTACATAGTGGTATGAGTTGTTATCATCCTTTGAGAAGATGGTTAAAATCTACATACGATTTTGATTTAAAAGATTACTAATATTATAATATTATTTATATTCCCCATTATTTTTTTTTCCATCTTAATAATTTATAAATTTGATTTCTAAATTATCAATTATATAAATCAATTAATTCATTAAACATGGTTTATAGCGACCCCAAATATAAACAACGTGATATTAATAAAAAAACTTCTCAAAGAAAGAAGAAAAAAGAAAAAGAAAACTATAGGAAAAAGACAAAAACCAACTATAAGAGGAAGAAATCATCACAAGTGGAGTGTTGTATTTGCTTTGGACAAGTAGATAATACTTCAGATAATTCTATTAATTGCGGGAAAACTACTCATTTTATGTGTGGAGAATGTAAATTTCGTTGCAACGAAACAGGTAATGATAAATGTCCTATGTGTCGTTCCCATCCAATTAAAAATCCTGTCGCTCGGGATATTGCCCTTCTCGTCCACTCTACTATGGCAGAGGTAAATCTATACATATCCCCATCTATAAACCCAGCAGATAGGATGAGCATTAAACAACGACGCAACTATTTTAGGAAATCTTCTACATATGCTCCATTTCATCAAAATACTAATCGCATTATCAGACAAACAACAGGGTGGACATCTCGTCCAACTTCTTGGAGACTCGATTATGATGGATTGGTTCCTGCTAATAGAATCTTTCACTCAAATCAATCAGATTATTCAGATACATCTGACTCAGATTCAGATTATTCAGATACATCTGACTCAGATTCAGATTATTCAGATACATATTCATATTGGACTATGCTTAGACGTGCGATTGATCGACGGGAATATGATTGAGTCTATTTAGTTTAAATTTGAAATTATTAATAAATTTTTTTTATAATAAGATATGGTCCAAACGCGTTCTATGAAGAATAATGACAATACTAACGAAGAACTGGAAGCAGCACATGTCCTCGTAAAACTTAACAAAGATCATTATATCTGTAATAAAAATAAAACTCTTCTTGCAAAGGCACAAGAAGAACTCTGCATCCTTAAAAAAATTAAACATTATACTCTGTTAAAAGAAGATCTTGTCAATATTATTACAACTAGTAATAAAACTATTGAAAATATTGATATAGAACTAGCATATTTGTATTCTAATCTAGATAATCTATAATAATATTTATAATATATATATTCCTTTTTTTTTTATTATTTAAATATTATTTTATAAATATAAATAAATATGGAAAGCATATTATATTATAAAGGACTTGTTAAAATAACTGAAGAAAAATTCCAACAAACCCTTGAATTATTGAAATCTGTAAATGGTGGTGAACAACTATTTAATCTTCTGCCAGATTTGTTAGAACGACACTATAAAGAAATAAAAGAAAATGAAGAAAAATATAATAAAACTATTAATATGTTGAAGGAAGAACACCGCGCCATTCAAAAAGATTTACAAGACCAAATAGATTATTATAAAATGCGTGATGTTGAGGAATTTTTATCTGATTCTGATTATGATTCAGATAGTTCATATAGTTCCGACGAAAATTAAAATTAAATTTGAATTTAAAAATAAATAAAAATAATTAGAATTTGAAATAATTAAATATTTATTAAATAATTAATTAAATATGGAACCACAAATGAGTGATTATTATAATACGGAACCACATGTCATGCGAATGATAGAAAATATGAATGATGAATTATCTGAATCACAAAAAGAAAATGAAGAACTTAAAAAGAAGATAAAACTATTTGAATATAATAATTGTGGTCGACCATTATTCGAAAAGACTGTCATATCTCAAAATGAAATATCAAAATATACACTAATTGAAGAAGAAATAAGAGAACAACTTTATAATATAATGGTGAAATCTGTTGATAATGACGAGGAAGAATTAGATTTCAGATATTTATTTGATCACGAAAATGATTATATTGATATATTGAAATCCAATTTATTAAATGTATCACACGAGTGGTGTGAATTCAGAATTAAAAATATATTAGAAAAATTTGTATCATTGCTATATGTGGACGAATATTGGTGGGGCAATTTAATAAACACCGACGGACTCAGTAATATAATTATTAATAATATAATCAATACAATAATTACAGGAAATATTGAATCAGAAAGTGGATATCAATGGTACGCTACTAAGTCTGAGATTCATTTAAATGAATTATATATTATAAAATGTGAAATATGTAATGAATATTCATCATATACTAATTTTCCAAATACTCAAACAGATGTGTGCTGTTATTGCGCATACGCGCATTCATCAGATGATGATGATTAATGATCATTGAATATTAAATTTAAATAATATTTAAATAGATTTTGATAGAATTTACTTTTAAATATAGGGTCGCGTAAATTGATATGAATACTAAATATAATTTTTGTAATTTGTTTATTTCTTTTTTTAACATATTTTGATAGAATATTAAATTTGATTTTTAAATTATGTTAATTATTATTAAGTCTTAAAAAAGATACATTAAATGATTTTAATGAATAAAAAATATTATAAATTTACCTATTATTTTTTTTTAATATTAATGGAATGATTATTCATTGTAA